AAGAACTAATTAAAACAATGTTTAATTAAAGGTATTAAATATTAAAAGTCTAAAATGTCAAATTCATCAACAAAACTAAAGATTTTGTTGTTTTCTTTGACGGGTCATATAAAAAAGTATAAACAATATATAAAAGAGGATATTAACTATAGTGAAGTTGAACCATGGGGCGAAGAGGACTGGGAGATGGATGAATTAACTCCAGTTTTACAAAAGGCTAGATAACAAGGGAATCCGTTCGATCAAATAACTGAATTAAATTGTTCGGATATGAATCTAGAAAATCTAGATGGAATTGAACAATTGGTCAATCTTAAATATTTAAGTTTTTCTCGTAATCAATTAACTAGTTTAGAAGGAATAGGAAATATAAGAGATCTTAAAGTATTATTATGTTCCAATAATCAATTAACCAGTTTAAGAGAAATAGAAAATCTAAAAGATCTTAAATTATTGTGGTGTTATAATAATAATTTTTCAAATGATTATAAAGAATATCTAAGAGATTATTGTAAAGAAAAAAATATAAAATTAAATATATGATAAAAAGTATAAAAGAAAACAATTTTTTTGTAAATATAAAAACTTATTTGTATATTTGTAATATAATAAAAATAAAAAAATGTATTATAAATTTACATCAGATATAACTAGATTCGGACCAATTCTAACTCCATATGTTCTTGAAATAAATGATGATTATATTAGATATTCCAAAAGAAATAAAAATCTTTTAAATAAAGATAAAAAATCTATGGCGATAGATCAAATATCTGAGATTGAAGTAAATTCAAGTTTATTGGGAACTAATTTAATTATTAGAGGATATGGTGAATCTCAAATAATAATTAAAAGAATGAATATACAAGACGCTTATGCTGTCCAAGAGATTATAAATGAACAAAGAGCTAAAATTAAATCTAAAAATTAAATTATGGGAAGTACAGTTAGTGAAGTGAGGTGCGATTTATGTGGAAATGATAATTGCATAGAAGAATTATATTACAAAACAGGGGAATTGAATATATTTTGCCCTGATTGTGGATATTATTATTCATCAAGATTAGAACGTAATGAAAATGGTAAATTATTTAAAGATGAAAATGGCGACATTAAACTTAATATAGATGAATGTAAAAATCCATATGGTTCATTTAGAATTGAAACTGAAAGTGGGTATAATCAAGGAGGATCTCTCATAGATGAAGTATCATATATAGAACTCAAAAACAATATAGAAGAATATGAAAAAAATCTTAAAAAAACAAGGAATGATGATTTAGATCATAATGATATAGATCCTTGGGGGGAAGAAGACTGGGAAAATCAGAATAATGATAAAGAAAAAATTACAAAGGTTACAATATCTAGGTTTGTAAATGGCAAAATAATTAAAGAAATATTATATACATGTGTCTAATTTAAAATAAAATTAAATATAAATGAAAAAAATTAAAATTTTTAAAGGTGAATTGAGATTAGTTGAAATGTTAATAAATGAATGGTTTAAAAATACTGAAAATAGATTATTTAATATAATTCAAATAGTTCAATCCGTTAAAGAAAAAGAAATAATAATTAGTATTATTTATGAAATTTCAGATGGAGAATTAGATATTAATTAATTTTTTTAAATCCACAATATATTCAGAATTATATGGATTCATAACTGAATTCATTCTATCTATAACATCTTGAATTAAATTTAAATCAACCCACCATGCAACTCTTTTTCCGAAAGATTCTGGTAATCTTTTACCATTTTTTACTGGATATTTATTATTTAAATTTTTTAATTCGTCTTTAAAAATTAAATGTTCTTTTTCGCTTATAGGTTTCATTTTATCAATTATAGATTGTATAATATCAATATTATAATTATCATTATAATAGAAAAATGTTTCATTTTTTGTCATATCCTTAAATCTTTTTATATTTGCCATATTAAATATATATTATTTTTTTAGTATATATTAATTTATTTTTCTATTATTTTTTTTATATGACCCGTCAAAGAAAACAACAAAATCTTTAGTTTTGTTGATGAATTTGACATTTTAGACTTTTAATATTTAATACCTTTAATTAAACATTGTTTTAATTAGTTCTTTGATGTAGTGATATATGGTTCTGAATTAAAAACTTAATTCAGGTAAAATCATGTAAATAAATTAACGAAAACCAAGTTAATTAAATAAAATATAGTCTGGATCAGGGACTGATCAACGGACTTAAAACAAAAACAGGTGGAGGCGTTGTTGTTAGATGAGTCTATGAAACCTGAAACACATCAGTCTTTAGCTGATGTGTAGTTCATTTAATCTAGTTATATCTTTTTGTATAATATATTCACCAAAACCTAATTTTTTCATTCTCTATATTTATTTTAATTTTATATATAATTATTTTTATATTTATATTTCAAATGGCCTGAATCATATATTCTATAAAAACCTTTTTCTGTCATTATTTGATGCTCAGTTTTATTTTTATCTGCTCCATTTTTAATTAAAATATCTTTTCTGAATGCAAATCTATGTTTTCTAATTCCATCAATAATATAATAATAATTTGGACTGGTTTTATGAACAAAATCAAAACCTAAATTTTCATATAATTTGCCACTACTCCAAGATCTATCGGCATATGTTTCAATTAATTCGGGATTATATTTTTGTAAAAAATATTTAAACAATTTACTAGCTGAACCTATTACACTAAAATTCAATTTATTACAAAAACGAAGTAGTTCATAAGATCTATGAGATCTATTTCTTCCAAGAGATTTTCTCAAAGATCCGAATAACATTAATGATACTAATTCATTATTATAAAATAATCCTATTTTAATAGATGCCCCTATAAAACCTTGTATATGATTATTATCTAAAAATTCTCTAATTATTTTATTATCATTAATTTCTCTAATTTCACATTTTCTAGCGTATATTTTTTCTGATTTATTAAGAAGATTTAATATTCTAGATTTTACTATATTATCTTTATATAACCAATCATCTTCATAAATTTGAATTAGTTTCAAACCTATTTTTTCACATTGATCTGTTTTATTTAAGTGATAATTATTATCTTTATGCAATTCATTATGCCAATGAAGTCCATTAAATTCAAATGCTATTTTTAAATCTGGTAAATATATATCTAACTCATATGGTTTTATTATATCTCTATTATTAAATAACATATCGCCATTGTAATTAGATTTTATAAAATCTTGTATTTGTAATTGTAGCCCTGATATATTATAACTATTTACAGGATTACATATAGTGCATAATTTAGTTTTTATTTTTAATCTGTTATATAATAAAACTGATGTTATATCAAATTGGTGATTTTCACCACAATCACATTTAAATTTATAAATATTAGATTTTCTATCAATATCTATGATATTTAAATATTGATATTTTTTTAATAAATTGGAAATTTTAGTTTCTATGGATTTATTTTTGATGTCATTAGATTGCATAGGATTATTTACTCCATATTTTTCTTTTATTTTTAAAGATATTTTATTTTTTACATTATCATTCATAAAAGAATATGAATTATTATATTTATCAATATTAGTTTTATATTGTTTTTCCAAAACTTTTTGATTTTGAGTGGGAAATTCTACTCCAAAATTTTTAAGATTAGTTTTTTTTACTTTATTGAAAATTTCAGGATTTTGATTCGGATAATCGACTCCATATTTTTTCTGATTACTCTGCTTTATTTTTTCTTTTATTTCAGAAGATTGAAAAACATTTTCAACACCATATTTTTCTTTGACGGTCATTTTAGTTTTAACCCATTTACATTTTGAGCAATAATATTTATCTTCTTTCACTATTTTATTATAATCACAATATTGAATTTCTTTTTCGATTCCACAATTATCACATCTAACTTTGACTAATTTTCTAGAATTTGACGGCATATCCAAAACATTTACTTCAATCGTTTGCCCATTAATAACATTGTAACCTTTATCATTAAAATGATTTATATTTTTAAAGCATATTTTAATATTTGTTTTTTCAGTAAGTAACATAGATTTATATATTGATTGCTGATATTGGATTTTTCCCTGTTTGTATCGCAATTAATTTATATAGTTGAATAATAATTATCTATTTTTAGGATAATTCAATTTAATTAATTTGGGATTTTTGTTTTGAAATTTTCGCATAAGAAATTTCGTTTCTCTTTTATCTTTCCCTAAGATATAAAGATATTTATGTTTCGGTTGAGTTTTTCTTTCAATACAATATTTTTTGTATTTGTTAATTTCATTATCAAGTATTTTTTTAACTTCTTTGGGTATATCACTAACTTTTTTCCAAGAAACTAGAATATTTAATTCTTTAGCTATTTTATTATAAATATTTCTACGCCTAAAATTTCTATTTGAAAACCAACCCAAATGCGATTTATTTAAATCAAAATATAAATATTCACCTCCATATTTTTGTCCTAAATAAATAAAATTCCCGGGGCATAAGAATAGAAAAAGCCTCAGAACGCAATGAAGACAATTCAGGCAGTCATAAAAAAACCAGGTTTGTTCCATCAAAATTCAGCAAGCGTGAGCTCAAATAATTATATTGATATAATAAAAAATGTTTAATTAAAAAAACCCGGACACATTGCCGGGTTTTTTCAGTCCACTATGATATTATATATCATTAGTTATTTATTAGATAAGTACACCATTGGTATCAGTTACCTTAATAGCCATGAATTGTTTTTCTGGGAAGAATCCGATGTCAGCAACAGCGTATCTACTTCTGATTAACATACGAGGAGCCCAAGTAGCTTCAGAAATTAAAGAAATTGACTGGGCCATTAAATAAGGAATAAATAATAGACCTGGTTGATCTACACTATTCTTTCTTCCTAAGAAGATATAATTATCGTCCCATCTCATGTAAGGATCTACATAAATTGCGATATTACCAACATTACCCATAGGATAAAGTTGTCCATTAGTATTCAATTTACCAGCATTTGTTGGGTTAATTGTATAACCAGCGATATCTTGGATAACAGATGCTAAATTACCATTTGTTACTAAATATTGAGCTGGACCAACTCTACCATCAGTTGCGATGAAGTTAGAAGCGTTATTAATCTTAGCAATAAGTTTTCTTTGAATTGAGTGAGTGGTTTCACCTTGAGGTGCTAATGTACCTGTTAAGTATTCGGTAACATTTAAGTCAAATTTAGAAGTGATTCCATCAGCAGCTTTAGGAGCTGTATAAGAATCTCTATTTTTAAGAGCTAAATTTCTAACTTTACCAACGATTTCTTTAGAAATAACTTGGGTAAGTTCATTAACCAAAACTCCTTCAAGTTTTTGAACGATATCCATACCGGTAGCGGCTTTAATATCTTCAATTTGAGTTCTCTTTAATGTTGAAGAAATTTCAACATCACCCACTTGGATTGATTTGGTGAACACATCAGGCCCAATAACACCAGGATAAGTTTTTTCATCTTGATATCTGTTCATAGGACCTTCCCATCCAGCCTCACCGTTGTTATACCAACCAGCTGAGAATCCAGGAATATGATCTTCAAGTAATGAAACTAAAGCAATAGTTACACCTGAAGTCAAGGTTACACCAGTAATAGTTGTACCTGATAACAAACCGTTATTACCAGCTAAAACGCCAGTTTGAGGGAATGTATTTAATGCAGCGTCCCAAATAGTAGTTGAATCTTGAGGAACAAGATTACCAACTGAAAAACCAGCTTGACGATAGATTCTAAACATAGGTAAACCATCAATTCTTGAGAAACCTAAGAATTCTAATACATTTGTAAATGTACTAGGTTGAGTAGTAGTAGCTCCACCACCTAATGTGAACCATATTCTTTTAGTTAAACCACCAATTCTTTCTTGAACTGTGTTTGTAACTAAAACAGCTTGTATAGCTGCTTTTATTGCTGCATCAACATTAGGGTCATGTAATTTGAAAACCAATGGTCTTTGTCTTGATTCAACGTCTTCACGAACACCGTCACCATAAGCATTATCATATTTGAAATCAACAAATAAGAGTTCAATTCTTGGTGAAGCTGTAGGTTTAACAGCAACTAAGTCTAAACCAATAGTTTGAGCTGCTATTTTCATAGCAACTGGGAGTAAGTTTTGGGCTACATCACCACTACCTACAACACCGTCACCTTGCCATGTGGCACCAGGAATAGTGGAGATAGTAGGAGCAATTACTCTACCCATACCGTTTTGATTCAATGTAGCATAACCTACATTTTCATTCATTTGGTGCATTTCAGCATATTCTGACATCCATGATCTCTTTTCAACATCTTGTACATTAAGATGGTCAAGAATAGGACCCCATTTTTTCATTGCTTTCGCACTGTCAACTATAAAGTTATTCATTTTTTTAATTTTTTTTTTATTATATATTTGTTTAAAAAAGTCATTTTTTTCCAAAATGATTAATTAAACCAATATACAAAATTACCTTTGTAATCTTTTTAAGTATTTCTCTATTTGAGAATCGCTGAGTTTAGTATTATCATACATGTTATTACTTTCTTTTAACAATGTTACTTTACCCATATTCTTTTTAGAATACTCGTGGATGTTTCTGCTATTCCAAAAACTTTCCATTTTATCCTCAGTTAAATTAGTATAAAATTGAGCACTATTTAAAACACTACTTTGAACTTCTGGATTCAGACTTTCCCATATAGGTCTAAGTTCTGATGGCATATTGTCAATCAATTTTTCATTAAAGCTTCTTTCAGATTTGCTAAGAGCTTTAGTCATGATTGTTAGAACTTCATTTTCTGTTGTATATCCACTGCTTTCGTTCATTGCATAGATTACTTTTTCTTTATCTTGATTAGATAAGCTGTAATAGGCTGCTTTTTTCTTTTCAGATAAGAATAACAAGAAATGTGGTTCTGATTCTTCTGAGGCTTTACGTTTTTTAGACTCATTTATTTGTTTTAATATTAATTTTTTCAATTTATTTTCAGATTCATATAATTTATCTCCAATAACAGATAATCTTGATTCTTGAACTTCTTGAACTTCGCCAGTATCAGATAATTTAACTACAGCAATACCATTATCAGCATTCATAGCTAAAATCTCACCTGTTTTATCATCATCTATTTTAACAACTTGCCCAGGAGTTAAAACTTCAGTATTATCTATATCATCAATTTCATCGGCATTTACTCCTTCGATATCGTCATCATCATAATCATCATCGTCATCTATATCTTGAGGTTGTGCTTGAGGCTGACCTTGAGATTGAGGTTGTGCTTGAGGCTGACCTTGAGATTGAGGTTGTGATTGAGGCTGACCTTGAGATTGAGGCTGTCTTTGAACAGGTTGAGCTTGCGTCATATCATCAGTATCGTCTTCATCATAATATTTAGCGACTGAATCGGTTTTGAAATTTCCCATTCTTTCTTCAGGTGTTTCTAAGTTTTCTTTTAACATACCAACACCTTTATTATTCAATTTTTCAACAACATATTTATTATATTCGATATTTTTATCAATAGCTTCAGCTAAATAATTACCATAAGCTATATTGTCAGTTAAATTTTCAGCAATATATTCTGAATATTTAATACTATTTTCTAATTGTTCAGCTACATATTCTGAATATTTAATACTATTATCAACATTTTCAGCAATATATTCAGCGTATTTAATGCTATTATCTACGTTTTCAGCTATATATTCAGAATATTTAATGTTATTATCAACATGCTCTGCTATATATTCAGCATAAGCAATATTTTTTTCTAAATTTTCTGCTACATATTCAGAATAATCAATAGATTTATCTAATTGCTCAGCAACATATTCTGAATATTTAATTGTGTTATCAACGTTTTCAGCTATATATTCTGAAAAATCAATAGATTTATCTAGTGTTTCTGCTATATAATTAGCATAATCTATAGATTTATCAACAGCTTCAGCTACATATTCCGAATAATCAATAGCTTTTTCTAATTCTCCGGCTAAATAATCATTATGTTCGATTAATTTATCTGTTTTTGTTTCAGTATTTTTTAATTTACTTTCTAACTTCATGTTAGTTCTTTTAATAGTTTTGTTTTCGTCAACTAAAACTTGCATTTTTTCAGCTAAATAATCTAAATAAGAGGCTATTTTCTTAAAGCCTTCTTGGAAGGATTCATATTTTTCATATAAATCATTCAATTTGTTGGGATCAAAATCACCATCAGATAAAGTGTTTTTAATTTCACTTTTAGTCTTAACGATTTCGTCTCTTAAATAATTTGAATACTCTTCCATTTGTTTTTTTGTTACAAATTCATTTTTATCCATATTGAACAAATCATTTATTTTTGACTCGTCGGATATATCATATATCCTAAAGTTAGCACTTTCATTAAATCCTAATGATTCATTAATGGTGCGCAATTCCATTTTAGCTGAACTAAAACCTGGATCAGCTACAGCATCATATGTGAATAGTTTTTTAAGAGTCACTTCATTATTTGATTCAGTTACGCCAGCGGCACGTGAAGAAACAAAAATAGGGCACCCATCGTCAACTAACGATTGTGCCTCTTTTCCCCAGTGAGTATTAAGTAATTTAATCTCACCATCAATTCTGTTTGATTCTTTTATGTACCTAGCGTCTTCTACAGTATGAGAAACTCTTGCTAGACTTGTGTCGAAAACATCAGGGTGGTCAAATTCACCATACACAACTCCCAATGTTTTTTTTCTTTCTAATAATTCTTTTAAATGGGGTAAAAATTTGTCAGCTTGATATATTCTATCATTACGATTTTTCACATTAAATTCAGTGAAAATACCGCCTAAAATATATTGCTTTTTGCCTGATGGAGCTAAAGATTCATTAACTTTCTTTAACCCATTAATAGAATTTTCGACAATAAGAACATTTTTTATCATTATATCTTATTATTTTTTATTTATTGATATATATTATGTAAAAATTGTCATATTTTTCCATTTTTGATGTTTTTATATTATGAAATTTCATATGTATTAAATGGAGTATTTGATAAACATAACATATAATTTTTTATATATAATCATAAATAAAAATATAATATCAAATGATACTTAATGAACATTGTAAAGTGAAATTAAATGCTTCTAATGTAAAAAAATATAATAATATTGGATATATTGGTAAAGTGGGAGATGAAATTAATATTAATATAAAAGATTTAACTAGAGGTTCTCATTCTTTAATATCTGTTAGGTGTGATTTGTGTGGCATAGAAAATGAAATAAAATATAATCAATTAATTAGGAGTAATAATTTAGAAAATTATGTATGTAAAAAATGTAAGAATAAAACAAAATTGTTAGAAAAATATGGAGTTGATAATGTTTTTAAATTACATTCAGTTAAAGAAAAGATCAAACAGACAAATATAAATAAATATGGAGTCGAGAATCCATCACAATCTAAGAACATAAAAGAAAAAAAGAAAATCACAAATAAAAAAAAATATGGGCATGAATGGGGGCTATCATCAGAAAAAATAAAAAATAAAACTAGAAAAACTTTAATCAAAAAATACGGAGTAGATAATATATCTAAATTAGATGATATTAAAACTAAAAAAAAGAATACATGTTTTTCAAATTATGGAGTATCTGTAATTTCACAAACTAAAGAATTTAGAGATTTATATAAAAATAAAATTTTAAATTTTTTAAAAGATAAATATAACATATCAGATTATGACAATGAAACCTATTTAATATATTGCGAAAAATGTTCAAATTATTTCAGAATTAATAAAAAATCCTTTCAGACAAGAAAAAATTTTAGTGCTGAATTATGCACAATATGTAATCCAATAGGCTCTCATTCTTCATCTGGATTAGAAAATGAAATAAAATCATTTTTAAATGAATTTAATATAAAAATAGAAACAAATATTAAAAATATAATATCCCCACAAGAATTGGATATTTATTTACCAGAACAAAAAATAGCATTTGAGTTTAATGGATTATATTGGCACTCGGAGTTATTTAAAAGTAATAATTATCACCAATTAAAAACAGATAAATGTGAAGAATACGGAATTAGTTTAATTCAAATTTATGAGGATGATTGGTTATATAAAAAAAATATTGTTAAATCTAGGATATTAAATTTACTTGGATTATCTGAAAAAATATATGCTAGAAAATGTGAAATTAAAGAAGTTAGTGATAATAAAATAATTAGAGAATTCTTAGAAAAAAATCATATACAGGGATATGTCGGGTCTATTCATAAAATTGGATTATTTCATAATGATGAATTAATTAGTCTTATGACTTTTGGAAAAAGTAGAAAACCTATGAATGGCAATGATAAAAATTTTGAATTGATTCGATTTTGTAATAAATTAAACATATCTGTAATAGGCGGAGCTAGTAAATTATTTAAATATTTTATTAAAAAATATAAACCAAAAGAAATAATATCTTATGCTGATAGATCTTGGAGTAAAGGAAATTTATATGAAAAATTGGGGTTTTCGATGGAATATAAAACAAAACCAAATTATTATTATATTATAAATGGAGTTAGAAAATATAGATTTAATTATAGAAAAGATAAATTAATTAAAGAGGGGTTCGATAAAAATAAAACTGAACATCAAATAATGTTAGAAAGAAATATATTTAGAATATACGATTCTGGAAATTTAAAATATAAATATATCAATTAATGATAATAACAAGTAGCGTTAAATTAAAAATAAATAGCAAAACTATATCCCATTATATTAAATTAGGATATGACGCTGAGATAAATAAAGAATGCGAAATAAAAGTAAAAGATTTGACACATGGTTGTAAAGTTAATATTATAGCTAAATGTGATATATGCGGATTAGAAAAATTGGTATCTTATAAAGAGTATAATAGAAATATATCTAAATATAATATTTTTACATGTTCTAATGGGTGTGCTTCTATTAAAAATAAAATGACATCAATAGAAAAATATGGAACTGATCATTTTTCAAAAACACATGACTATAAAAATAAAGTTAAAAAGACAAATAAAAATAAATATGGTTCAGAGTATTATACTCAAACAGATGATTATAAATTATTAATGAAAAATAAGAATATAGATTATTCTAAAAGAGTTCAAAAACAAAAAAAAGCTATATTAGATAAATACGGAAATGAAAATTATCATAAAACTGAACATTATGATAACCAAAGAAATAATATAATTAAAAATTATCAAAATACAATTACTAAAAAATTATTAACAAAATATGATAATTTAATTTCAACTAATAATAATGATTTTATATTCTTGTGTAAAAAGGGGCACGATTTTACAATATCAAGAGATTTATTGAAAAATAGAAGTAAATCTAATACTGAATTATGTACTGTATGCAATCCAATCGGTTCATCTAAATCTGGATATGAATTACAATTAATAGATTTTACTTCAAAAAATTATGATACTGATATATTAAGAAATAAGAGGATTATATTGGGTGATGTTGAATTAGATATATATTTACCAGATTTAAGATTAGCCTTCGAATTTAACGGATTGTGGTGGCATAATGAAATAAATAAACCAAATAATTATCATCTAAATAAAACAGAAAAATGTGAAAAAAATGGAATTCAATTAATTCATATTTATGAGGACGATTGGTTATTTAAACGGGAAATAGTTAAATCCAGAATATTAAATTTATTAGGAAAAAATGAAAAAATCTATGCTAGAAAATGTGAAATCAAAGAAGTTGGAGATAATAAAATAATTAGAGATTTTTTATGTGATAATCATATACAAGGATTCATAGGATCAAAAATAAAAATAGGTTTATTTTATAATGGTGAATTAATATCATTGATGACATTTGGGAATCTTAGAAAATCAATGGGACAAAAAAAATTAGAAGGTTCATATGAAATGTTAAGGTTTTGTAATAAATTAAATGTCAATATTATTGGAGGAGCTAGTAAATTATTTAAATATTTTATTAGAAATTATAATCCAATAGAGGTGATTAGTTATGCTGATCGCTCTTGGAGTAAAGGAAATTTATATGAAAAATTAGGATTTCAATTTCTACATAAAACTGATCCAAATTATTACTATGTTATTGAAGGTAAAAGAAGACATAGATTTGGTTTTAGAAAAGATAAATTAATTAAAGATGGCGCTGATGAAAATAAAACAGAACACGAAATAATGTTAGAAAAAAAGATTTTTAGAATATATGACAGTGGAAGTTTAAAATACACATATGAAAAAAACCAATCAAAATGATTGGTTTTTTTTATCTTAGAATCCTGGTTGTGATTGAGCTCCGCCACCTCCGGCTTCAGGTCCACCACCTCCGGCTTGAGGACTACCTCCTCCGGCTTGAGGACTACCTCCTCCGGCTTGAGGACTACCTCCTCCAAATTCTTCTCCAGATGGAGCTCCTCCAAATTCGCCACCACCGCCAAATTCACCGCCCCCACCACTAGGAGCACCGCCAAATTCGCCGCCTCCGCCAAATTCGCCACCTCCGCCAAATTCGCCACCTCCGCCAAATTCGCCACCTCCGCCAAATTCGCCGCCTCCGCCAAATTCGCCACCGCCTTCATCAGAAGATCCACCATTCATTCTTTTTAATTCTAAAGTCTTATATTTATCATTTTCTTCTATATCAGAATCTTTAAATTGCATTATATGTCTCACAATCCACTCTATACTTAAATATGGTTTTCCTTCACTATCCATCAAAGATGAACTTAAAGTTTGAGCTATAGATGCTCTTTCGCTCATATTTTTTAAATATCTCCATTCTTCAAAAAGTGTATCAGATATAAACTCTAATTTTATTGAATCGTTAAAATTAAAATCATCTTTTAGCTCAGGGAAATCTAAAACCATTTGTATTTTTAAAGGTTTTATTAGAATTTCTTTAAAAATGGTTCTTATTCTATTTACATAGTTTTTAAATTTAACTTCATCTCTTGTTATTGAAGCGCTTGAATCATAAGCATATGATCCGCCTCCATTATCTTCATCAAACCTTTGAAATGGCAATTTACTAGCTCTTTTTAATATTTTATAAAACCATTGTAAAATAATATCTTCATTAAGATTTACTTGGGTTGGTTGTAAAATTTCAACATTAGGAGTTCCAGACGCCCCATCAGGAAACCAGAAATCTTTACTAAAAGGTATATTAGTTTGGCCATTTATGGATACTGTTCCCATTCTTTCATCCCATTGAACGTCATCGTGATATTCGCTCATCAATTCATATATTTGTTGTTCTGCTTGCTGTCTTGTTAAACCACCAACAGGTATAACAAATTTTTTATAGATTGATGCTTGATTTATATTATATAATAATCGAGCTTGTTCAATCATTTTCAATTGATTATATGGTCTAATTAAATTTTCAACATAAGATGTTTCTCCATATTCATTATTATTGGAGTATGATATGTATATAATTTGAGAATCCAATAATATTCTTCTTAAAGCTGCATTATCTGGATGCTGAATCCATATCATAGTATTTGTATTTGGATCAGTTGCTATAATTAAAGTTATGGGATCAATTGGGGCTAAATCTATTATATTTTTTTGTTTATCATCATATATTATTTCATAAGATATATATCCGTCTATTAATAAATTTTTTAAATAATTCCAAGCTATTTGACCTTCATTAAAATTGAAATTATTAATTAATTTTGTAAAATTTTCTTGATATTTTTGTCTTATTGTTTGTTCATAACTATCAGGTAAATCTTTAACGTAACAAAATCTATTATTTTCATCATATATAATACATTCATCGGCTATTTGGGTTATGAAATCTTTTATTTCGTCTTTAATAGAATATTGTCTTAAAATTTTTCTTTTATCTAAATATGTTCTATCTAAATATGCTATTGATTTTTTATCTAAAAATCTAGAAATAGTTTTTTTAGTAAATAAATCATACATATTTGAGTTACTAGGCTGATATAAAATATCACTAGTTTCTTCATGAACCCCTATAGAATATGAGTTTCTTATTCTCATATCATTATATTCTAAACCACCAAAAGATGTGGATAAACCTCTTAATATTTTATTGAACAATCCTAGATTTGCATTACCAGATTGGTTACTCTTGAATTTATCATAACTCGCCATTATTATAATTTTTTATTTATTTTATTATAATATATATAAAAATAAAACGGTCAATTTTATTTTTATTTGAATATTTAAATATTTTTATATAATTTATAATTGTTCTCTATTAATTTTAATCTCTGATAATATTCTTTTACATCATTATCATAATCAAAAGTGGTTTTATCTAATAATTTTAATAATTCCTCTAATTTTAATTTTTCTTCTAAAATATCTGTTTCTCTAAGATGCTGCATCATTATAGTTTTATTTATTATTTTTGAATCTATGAAAATAAATCGACTTAAAATGGTTGTAGATATTCCATAGATCCTTGGATCTCCCTTTTCTATTCCAACTATTTTGGTATAATCATATGCGGTGATACTATAACTAAATTCTCCATTATTTTTTAACGATTTATATATAGTTTCAAAGTTTACATCTAATGGTTTTTCGTCATTCACATTACCATCTTGGTCGTTGATTATTTTATTTTTATCTATGATATATTTAGATAATTTGAACATTTTATCAAAATAAGCTATTTTATATCTATATGGCAAATAATCTAAATTTACAGCATATATTATTCTTTTTTGTAATTCAGTATTATATCTATCGTCAATAACAAAAACAGGACACCATATTTTATTGCCATTATAATTATACTGAATAACATAAAATTTGCCTTTAATTATTTCACCTTTTTTAGTTCTTCTTACTTGTAAATTTTGATTTTTTAAAATTAAATTAAATATCATTTCGGTTGATTCTTCAACAAGTTTTTTAATATTACCATTATATTGTCCAATTAAAGAGCTACAATATTCACCAAAAGTATCAGCCATTGTATATTTATTTTTTAAAATAATTTAACTTGTTTATCGTCAAAAAATTTTTCGGTTAAAACAAAAAAATCCATCCCTCTTTTATTACAGTATTCCTTAGCTTTTTTCCATTTATTTATATTCTTTAAAAATGTCCTTAATCTATATTCATGATTTTCTAAAGATTTCGCTGTTATTTTTTTTAACTCAGGAGGAGGTATAGTTTCGTTGTATGGTTTTATTTCAATAACCACTTTTTTAACAGAACCATTTAATTGTTGTATTTCACAATAAGCATCTGGATAATATCTAAGGGTCGTCCATTTGCCATTTTCTTCCATTTCATATGTTATTGTAATTCCCTCAACGTTCCATTTTAATACTCTTGGTTCATTATCTAAATAAAAATATAACTTATATTCCCATGAAGAACGGAAATAAATTGTAGTTGGATCGCCTAAATATTTAGAATTATTTATTAAATTATATTTCCCTTGAATATATTTATCTTTTCCACTTGAAGTTTTTGGCCCATTCGGTCTAGCCCTATAACCCATATAATATAATTATTTTTTTTATATATTATTATTTAATTTTAATATAATACAAAAATCTATAAATTAAATAATTAATTATAAAATTTATAATTTCTGTTCATTTGATTAATATTACACCAATCAAATCTTTCTGAAACAAC